CCAGAACGCTGCTAGTACAATTGGTGGTACTGACATCGGTTCTACAGAAACCAACCCTGCTGTTCTAAACGATAGTCCTTCTGCTGGAACATACACCAGTGCAACAGGTATGACTACTGCTCAAGGTGAAGCATTAGGTGATAACTCAAGCACTAACGTATTCGCAGAAATGGCGTTCAGTATTGAGAAGCATACGGTTACTGCGGTAACAAGAGCTCTTAAAGCTGAATATTCAATGGAACTTGCACAAGACCTTAAAGCAATTCATGGTCTTGACGCTGAGACAGAACTTGCAAACATTCTGTCTGCTGAAATACTTGCAGAAATCAACCGAGAAGTTGTTCGTAACATTTATGTTACTTCAGTTGCTGGTGCTCAAGTCAATACAACCACTTCTGGTATCTTTGACTTAGACACTGACTCAAACGGTCGATGGTCTGTTGAAAAATTTAAGGGACTTCTCTTTGCGATTGAACGAGATGCTAACGCAATCGGTCAACAAACTCGTAGAGGGAAAGGTAACTTGATAATCTGTTCTGCTGATGTTGCTTCTGCACTTCAAATGGCAGGTGTTCTTGATTACACCCCTGCTTTATCATCTAACTTAAATGTTGATGATACAACAACTACTTTTGCTGGTGTTCTTAACGGACGATACAGAGTCTATGTTGACCCTTATGCCGCTAACGTAGCTGCATCACAATACTACATTGTGGGTTACAAAGGTACTTCACCTTATGACGCTGGATTGTTCTACTGCCCATACGTTCCGTTACAAATGGTTCGTGCGGTGGGTGAGCAAACTTTCCAACCTAAGATTGGGTTTAAAACTCGATACGGTATTGCTGCCAATCCTTTCCACACTGGAACGGTTGCTGCAACTGCTGAAGGTGCGATTAGTATTACTGCTAACACTAACAAATACTATCGTAGAGTGAAAGTTACTAACCTTATGTAATAATAAGAGTTGGATAACCAACCATAAAAAGGGGTCATTTGACCCCTTTTTTTTGTATAAATAATGGTGCATCATTCGATGCTCCATAAGTCATGGGTAAAAAGACTACAACATCGTTCATTCACTTAATTGTGAACGGAAGTAAGTGTAGTACGCTGAAGGAACGCATCTCGCTAAGGCAAAGGAGATGATTATGGCTAACTTTTATCGTGGCGTTGAATATACTCCTGTAACTCCAACCTCAAAATCTTTACGAAAGTTTAGATCAAAGGGTGAGTACATCTATAGGGGTCTAAAATATAATGAAGCACAGATAGAGTCAAATCAAAGACAACGAGAAGGTATTTATCGTGGTCTAAAATGGTCTGACTAAAATACTGTCGGGGGGAGGGTTTACTCTCTCCCTTTCATTATAAATACTAATATGGCTACATCAACATCACCACTTGCTCGACAACCAGATAAGTTAGATTATCTGAGTCCAACACAGTTCAAGTTTAACATTCATCAACTACCGAAGGTTGAGTTTTATTGTACGGCTGCAAACGTACCAGCGATAAGTTTAGGTGAAGCAGTTTTTCCAACACCTTACAAAGAAATACCAGTTATGGGTGATACCCTCACCTATGATAATCTTAGTATAACTTTTGTTGTTGATGAACACTTAGAAAATTATATTGAGTTACATAACTGGTTAATCGGAATCGGATTTCCTAAAAATAGAAATCAATTCTCTAATTTTAGATCATCAACTTCCAGCACACCAATCGCAACTCAAGGATTGAGTGATGATATTGGTGATGTAAAACCCTCAACATCTGCAAGAGGAATGTTTGGAGATGCGATTTTAACCACACTGACAAATAAAAATAATCCAGTGGTGGAGGTGCGTTTTCAAGATCTATATCCTGTTTCACTTGGAGCTATAGACTTTACACAAGCGGTTTCAGATGTTGAATATATAAGTGTAACAGCAGATTTTAGTTACAAGATTTATGAGATTGTAACTCTATAACGGAGATATTATGACACTTGATGATTTGAAGGAACAAGTCAAAAACGACTTGGCAATACTTAATGATGAACGACTAGACAACGAATCTTTTAAAAACCAAGAACTTTATTCAAAGTATCTAGATCACAAAACAAACTTTGAACTTTTACTTTATCGTGCAAAAGGTGACTACAAAGTTTTGTATCGTGAGAAGTGGGAATACTACGGTGGTAAAGCTGACGCAAAAGTTTATGCAACTAAACCATTTGATTTGAAAGTTCTCAAAACAGATTTAAGTATTTACATAGAATCTGATGAGGATATAATTAAAATAGAACACAAGATTTCATACCTAGAGACTGTGGTAAAATACCTTGACGGTGTTTTAAAATCTATCAACAGTCGAGGGTGGGATATCAAAAATGCAATCAGTTGGAGACAGTTTGAATCTGGAATGTTATGAATGTTTTTCTTGGTAAGTGGATTGGTTACTACGAAAATGTAGTACCTGATAACCTTTGCGATGATATTATAAATTACACAGTGAATAGTAAGACTATGACACCCTCTACATATTCTACGCACAGTGGAGAGAGTTCTAGGAGTTCTGAGAGGGTATTAATGGACGATGTGTGGTTTAGGTTCGGTGAAGATAAATTTTATGAGGAAATGAGAGAACTCACATTGAAAGTTCTTGACATATACAATAAAGTTCACAATGTCAACTGTACCAGACTTACAGACTTCAGAGTAAACCGATACAACGGTGGAGGATTCATGTCAGAGCATATAGACAACATACATCACTCACACGGCCAACAATATGGATATCCACATCTGTCAGTTTTACTTTTCTTGAATGAGGATTATGAGGGTGGTGAGTTTGTGGTTGCAGATAATGAGTATCAAACTGAAAAAGGTTCTGCAATTATTTTTCCGTCTAATTTTATGTTTCCACATAAGGTAAATAAAATAGAGTACGGTACAAGATGGAGTGTAGTATCATGGTTGATGTAAAATCATACAGTTGTTTTCCAACAATGATATATGAGTTTAAAGGTATTGACAAAGCTAATCATTTAAAAATGTCAAATATTGTTGATTTTGAAAATGAAAATAACAATAACGAATTACATAATCATCTTGCATTTTATCCCTTCGCAAAAAAAATTATAGAGTGTACCAAAGAAATAATTCGATTGAATCAATATTTTTTTGAAGATGTTGAAATAACAAATATGTGGGCTAACACATTACAACAAAAAGAAAGTCACCCACCCCATACACATTCAAATAATATATTCTCAGGTGTTTATTACCTGAGAGCATCTAGTACAACTGCACCCATACAATTTTTTGATCCTAGACCACAGGCATCAGTGTTCAAACCAAGAAATACTCCAAACTGGAATAACTCTAGTATGATTCAATTTGATTCTGTCGAGGGTAAAGGTTTTATATTTCCATCTTGGCTGATGCACTGGGTTCCACCCACAGATGATGAAAGGGTCAGTATATCATGGAACGTAATCATCAGAGGTGATTACGGTGAACCAAACACTTTGCAAAATGCACATATCTAAACTTAATGAGGTCTACCTAAAAGTTGAAACTGACTCTGGACTCGCAAGAGAAATGTCAGACTATTTTACATTTGAAGTGCCAGGCGCTCGGTTCATGCCTGCATATCGTAACAAAATCTGGGACGGAAAGATACGATTGTTCTCTGCACAGACAGGAAAAATTTATGTTGGACTGTTAAGTTATGTGCAACAGTTTTGCGATACTAACGAAATACAATATATAATAGAGGATAACTTAAAAGATGAGAAGCTCAACTTACAGAAAGATACGACAGAGAACTTTATCAAATCTCTCAGGCCCACTTCCAACGGAAAACTTTTGGAACTTCGTGATTATCAGATTGATGCCGTACATTCAGCAATACGAAAACATCGTGGTCTATTTCTTAGCCCTACCGCTTCTGGTAAATCGTTAATCATATACTCACTGGTAAGATACTACGACATCTTACTGGGAGAACAAAAAATATTGATACTTGTTCCAACCACATCACTGGTTGAACAAATGTATTCTGATTTTATCGACTATGGTTGGAGTGATGATTTTTTACATCGCATCTATGCTGGTCACGAAAGGGATAGTTCAAAGTCTGTCTATATATCTACATGGCAGTCTTTATATAAAATGAAGAAACCATACTTTAAACAGTTTGGTTGTGTGATCGGAGATGAAGCTCATTTGTTCAAAGCAAAGTCTCTCACCAGTATACTTACAAAACTTGATTTGTGTAAATATAGGTTCGGATTAACAGGAACTTTAGATGATACACAAACGCACCGTCTTATTCTAGAAGGGTTGTTTGGTTCTGTACAGAAAGTCACCACAACAAAAGAATTGATTGATAGTGGAACACTGGCTGATTTAGATATAAACTGTATTGTATTAAAACACACAGAAGAAGAAAGTAAAAATTTAAAGGGGTCTAGCTATGCTGAAGAAATCAACTACTTGGTGGGGAACAACAGGCGTAATAATTTTATTATTAACCTTAGCAATAATCTGGAAGGAAACACACTTTGTTTGTTTCAACTGGTTTTAAAACACGGCAAACTTTTATACGATGAAATGAAGAACTTTGATAGACAGGTTTTCTTTGTCTACGGAGGCACAAACGCAGAGACAAGGGAAAATATTCGTGCGATCACAGAGAAAGAAAAAAATGCTATTATCGTTGCATCATACGGTACGTTTAGCACTGGTGTTAATATTAGGAACTTGCATAATATCGTGTTCGCAAGTCCAAGTAAATCTAAAATTAGAGTGCTCCAATCGCTTGGACGAGGACTGCGTAAAACTGAAAGTAAACGTGCCGTTAGATTATTTGATATAGCTGATGACCTTTCTTATAAGTCACACAAGAATTTTACATTCAACCACTTTTATGAAAGAATAAATATATACAATACAGAACAATTTAATTATAAAATAGATAAAGTAAAACTATGAAAGATAACTACCAAGTCATAAAACTTACAAGCGGTGAAGATATAATCTGTAATTTAAAAGAATCAGATAACAATTATCTTCTGCAAGTAAAATCACCGTTAAAGATGGAAATCGTAAATCGTGTTACCAAATCTGGTATGATGGAAGCATTGGCTCTGACTAGATGGGTGCAACCATTTACTGAGCAAGAAAATATAATGATTAATAAATCAACTGTGGTTACAATGGTTCCAGCATCCTCTGGCATGAGTAGATATTATGAGTATGTATTAAAAAGTATTGACACAATGAAACTTGTTACAACAACAACAAAAGATGTAGAGCCAACAAAGAAAGAACTTGAAGCAATAGATAACGAAAGAAAGTTAGAAAAAATAGAAGAAGAACTTAGGTCATGGGAAAGAGATAGTGATGAAAATCTTTCACTCGAAGAGTTGATAGAAGAAACATCCGAGTTTCTAAAAAGAAATAGAAGAACTCTACACTAATATATTATCCCCCCTCTGGGTATATAAAATTATACTAATTTAATAGGGCATTGTCAAGTCAATATTAGTATTGACATTACCATACGTCTTGTAGTATATTATATAACTAATAACATAAGGAAAAAAACAATGCCAAGAAAAAGAGGTGTTCACTACGTTGACAATGCAAAGTTTCTAGAGGAAATAAAAAAGTGGAACGAGAAACGTAAGGAAGCTGAAGAACAGGGTGAACCAACACCACAAGTAACAAATTATATCGGTGAGTGTTTTTTAAAGATTGCAAACGGTCTTTCTTACAAACCAAATTTTATTAACTATACTTACAAACAAGAAATGATATCAGATGGTATAGAAAACTGTTTACAATACATACATAATTTTAACCCTGAGAAATCTAAGAATCCTTTTGCTTACTTTACACAGATTATATACTATGCATTTATTCGTAGGATACAAAAAGAAAAGAAACAAACTCACATCAAAAACAAAATGATTGAAAACCAAGAGTATATAGATTTCGTTACACTAGAAGGTGATGATACAAAATATTCTGTACAAGGTTTTGATCCAACAATTATGTTACCCGATGAGGATGTTTACAAGACAAAGAAAAAAGAACCACAATCTAAAACATCTGGATTAGAAAATTTTATGGAGAATGATACTTGAAGATAGCTTTGATAACCGATACCCATTTCGGTGCTCGTAATGATAACATAAACTTTAACGATTACTTTTACAAATTTTACGAAGGAATATTTTTTCCTTACCTACAACAAAACAATATCAAACATTGTATTCATTTAGGTGATGTACTTGACAGACGCAAGTATGTTTCATATCGTATTGCAAAAGATTTTCGTGAACGATTCATCGCACCATTCAATCATCTTGAGGTGCAGCTGCACATGATTGTAGGAAATCATGATATCTATTTTAAAAACACCAACGATGTAAACT